TAATGGTAGCAATAAGAGAAGAAAAAGAAGAAATTGTAGAGCTATTAATTAAGGCCGGAGCGGATTTAAAGAATGAAAATCGAATGGGCGAAACGGCTTTAATTATGTCAATTAAGTCTGGGAGAATTGACTTTGCGGAGATGTTATTTAAGGGTGGAGCTGATTTAGGTTTATATTATGCGATAAACCTTGCTAAAAGGCCTTGGATAGGTAAAACAAGACTAATTGAATTGCTAATAAAATGTAAAAAGATCGAGTTAGCTCGGGATTTAGAGAATTATTTAACTAAAGAAGCTAGAAGAAAGTTAATTGATTCTGTCGATAGCATTGAAGTACTTATGGTATCTTATGTATATCTTCCTCTTTTAGTTTTTTTAATTTATCTTTTTAGTAGGATCTTAGAGTATTATCATTTAATTTAACAAAATAATGACAAAAGAAAATATTAAGGAATATATTGAGCTATTGAAACATCAAATCTCAATATCAACTAGCAAGCAACAAATTACACAATTTAAAAAGCTTATTAAAGAAGCTAAGCAGGAGCTAAACAACACTACCACTATTTGAGGAGCCAGTCTGAACTCCTGAATGAATGTGTGCAATAAAATCTTTGCCTTGAAGCTTTGCTTGACCCACCACCTCAAGCTTACCAGCAATTATTGTATCGCCAGTTGTTGTTATGTTGCCGTTAATTACTACATCTCCGTTTATTTCTATTTTGCCGTTTTGCAAGAATTTAATATTTTTCTCAAAATTACCAATGGCAACTTCACCGCTTGCTAATGTTGGTTGAGCTAATATATTGAAAGGCATAACATAAGAATAATCATTACTTCCATCTTCTAGCAACAAGCCCATTGAGTTATCACTAATTGCTATATTACTAAACAACCCAAAGGGATATAAAATAACAACTCCATCAATTATTGACCCATCATCTAGCTGAACCCTTGCTAGCTTACCGTTATTACTAAGAATACTTACTATTTGCATTTTTTTATTGACAATAAATTTAAAAAACTAAATATTATTTTATTTTTAAAATTTTGCAACAAAATGATTGATATTGAATTAAATAATAATAAAAACTTTTTTGATATTGACTTTGAGAACGGTGATATAAAATATTGCAATGATCTCAAAACAGCAATATTTATGTCTATTTTTTGTGAAAAAAGAGCGGATCGTTCGCAGGTAGAACAAATAGATGCAAGAAGAGGGCATTTTGCCAATGAGTTTAACTTAATCTCTGATTATGAAGTCGGCTCTTATTTTTGGCTTTATACCTCACAAAATAAAGTTGAAGAGTCAACCAAAGAAGATTTACAAGACACTATAACAGAAGGCTTGCAATGGCTAATTGATGATAATTATTTAAGTGATATTGACTGCAATGTTGATATTCTTAATAATCAATATATTATTAATATCACAACAACAGATAATTTTAATTTTAAACAAAGCTACACACTGAATGGCACTGAAAATTAAAACATTACAAGAAATACAACAATTGCTTATTAGCTCTTTGCTAATGTCTGTTAACACAGGACAAACTGATATAAAAAAGCAAATAGACCCTACTATTCGCAATAGTTTAGTTGGTGGGCTTGTTAGCTCTTTATCTGCTGGTTTTGACGATAATAATCAATTACTAAAACAAATACTAAAAGAATTATTTCCACAAACTGCAACTGGCGATTATTTAAAATTCTGGGGAGAGATGAGAGGGCTTTCAATTAAAAGCAGTCAAAAAGCAATTGGATATGTTAATTTTACAGGCAATGCTAATATTATAATTCCTGCAAATACAATCTTGCAAAAAGCCGACGGCACTGAATATGAAACTACCGAAGAAAAAGCAATAGCTACACAATCAATTAATATAACATTAATTAGAGTTGGTTCACTGGCCATTGCAACTACAACCGAAAATCATAATCTAGCAAGCGGAATGCAAGTTATCATTGCTGGAGCTAACCAAACCGATTACAATATAACTGCGACAATTACAGTTATTACCAATACTCAATTTAGTTATCAAGTCGCAAATGCTCCCACAACTCCTGCAACTGGCTCAATAACTGCAACAACAACCTTTGCTAAAATTCAAGTGTTATCAAGAGACCAAGGAGCTATTGGCAATGCAACAAGTGGAGTGCAATTAGAATTAGTTTCACCAATTGATAATGTTGATAATTTTGCAATTGTTAATTATGAAGGCTTATTTTTTGGCTATGATGGAGAGACAGAAGAAGAATATAGAATAAGAATTTTAGGGGCTTGGGCTAACAATACTGCATCATTTACTGATAAAAGTATTGAGATTTTTTTAATCAATAAAATATCTGCAATTACTAGGGTGTGGGTATATCCTGCAACTCCTAGTGCTGGTTATGTCTCAATTTATTTTGTAAATGATAAAGAAATAAATATATTACCAAACTCTACACAATTAGCACAAGCAAAATTTGTTATAACTGATACAGCAAATGGTGGGATAAAGCCTGCAAATACTGATGATAGTATGGTTTTAGTTTTGTCTCCACAACCAGTTTATGTTGATTTTACTTTCACCTCATTAAGCCCTGCAACTACTGCAATGAAACAGGCTATTACTGATAGATTAACAGATTATTTTAGAAGTGTCGAGGTTAGTTTAGGCAAAGATATTAGCGAAGCGACTTATAAGAATGTTATATTTTCCGCTATTGACAGTCAAGGCAACAGCCCTACTTTTACTTTGTCTCAACCATCTGGCAATATAGATGTCTCTAGCAATCAATTACCAATATTAAGAAATATTACATTTTAATGATTATTGAAAAAAGAACACAACAAGAGCAAGCAAGAATATTAGCCAATTATTTAAGAGACGATAAACTTCACGAGGCTAAAAATCAAGAAAATAGCAATCTATACAAGATTTTAGTTGGTCTGGCTGAGGGCTGGCTAGATTTTAGAAAAAATGCGAATGATGTTGTTGACAATTACAATATAAATAATAGCTTATTGCTAATTGAGGAGTGGGAAAAAGCCGTTGGTATTCCTGATAATATTTTTGATATTGCTGGCAATCTTGAAACTAGAAAAAGAAATGTTTTATTAAAATTAGCTGGTTCAAAAGCGGAGACAAAACAGCAATTTGAGAGAATCGGAGAAATACTTGGTTTTAATATTCAAGTCGAGCCTGCTTTTCAATATTGCAAATTTACTTATAAGTTTCCAGTTTTATTGGTTAGTCAAGGCTCAAGACCATTTGTTATTGTTGTTAATATAGATAAGTCGTTAAAACCAAATGGCTTTCCTTTTAAATTTACTTTTAAATTTTCAACGAGCCCTGCGAATATTTTAAAATTATTTTTTAACAAAATAAAACCCTCAAATACAATAATAGTTTTCAGATATGTCTAATTTTATAACAAATAAAGTTGAAGGCGACACATTAGAAGCCTTAGAGTGGAATCAACTTGCTGAGCTTAATAATCTTATAACAAGCTCAGGACAAAGCTTAGATGCTAATGTTTTGGAGCAAGTAGCGAAAGCTATTGCGAATTACACAAACTCTGGCAACTTTTATATAGAAAATGGAGTTGCTAATGCTTACACACTGATTGCAAGCGGTAGCTTTAAAGCTCCTACTTCATACACCGCAGGAATGGTTGTTAGATTCATCACAACCAATGCCAACACCACAACAACACCAACTATTAATCTCGCTGGGCTTGGTAATAAGAACATTAAAAAAGCCGACGGCACTCCTGTTATTGCTGGCGATATTAATGGATATGTAGAATTAAGATATAACGGCACCGATTTCTTAATTAAAGAAAAAATTTATTTTGATAAATTAATTAAATTGACAAATGATACTTTATCTCCAAACGATACAATAGATTTTGGGGCTGGAACTTATATAACATTATCTGGCAATCAAATTTATTTGCCTGCTATTACTAAAAAAATACAATCAAGCGGTTCTTGGACTGCTGGAACTGGTGCTAATGGTCTTGACACTGGAGCGAGAGCGGCCAATACATTTTATCGCACTTATATAGTGCAGAACAACTCTACATTAGCTTACGATATTGTATTTTCTACTTCTTATTTGTCGCCAACCATTCCTAGTGGCTATACAAATTTAGGTTTATTAGATTATGCTTTAATTCGCACGAATAACTCAAATAATATTGCTCGTGCAAAATGGGATGCATCCAATAAAAAAGTTGTTTTAGGTGGG